TTGTACTTAACACAAGAAATTAAAACTGCTCTACGTAAAAAGCGAGGGATATTGGACTTAACCAAAGGCGAAGCAGCCGATCGACTTGGCATTAATCGTTTGACCTATGGACGTCTTGAAAGTCCGATACGTAACGAAAAAGTACGTCAAAGTACGTATGAACGTATTACTGAATGGCTTGCTAAAGATTATTAATCATTATCATCTATCCAAGAACAAACAGCACGGTTTGCCTAGCTTTCCGTAATGTGCTTACGCAACTATCCAGCAGTTGCAAGTATTAATAGATGATTTCCACAGCCCAAGCAATGGCTATAAACTGCATGTCCTAACATAAAAATAGCATTTGCCGTGCGCTGTAATAGAGAACCATGAAAAAAGGCCGATTAAAAACTGCAAGATGTCTGGCAGTTGTCAGTAGAAAAAGAGGAAATAATAAAAAGAATTGAAGAATGAGAACGAAAAAAAGCCCGCACCGCCAAGTAAGAGCTTTTAATCAACATGAGTAGAGCAGCTTGAATAAAGCTTTTCTACTCTCTATTTTACCATAATGAGAGGAATTTTCAATATGAACAAACCAGTAAACAAGGAAACTTATATCCTAGATGATTCTATCGCTTTTGAGCTTATGGACTTGTTAAAAGCCAAGGCCCGCCATTTTATCCAACTTAATGAGTATGTCTACCGCTTGTTTGACGGTCAATCAGTAGTGACTTTCACAACTTTAGAAAATGACATTCAAGTAGAAATGGTTAAGGGGTAAGGCATGAAATTTAAAACATTTGAATTAAATGCCTATAAAAGTAGGGCAGGAATAACACTTTCATTCGATAAGAAAGATAGAGGCTTAGGGATAATCACAAGCAAACTTTTTTACCTAGATTCTAAGCACCCTTTAAAACTTAAAATCACTAATAATCAAGCTGAACGCTACCATATCAAACAGGAAATCAAGCAAACAGATTATAAGGGGTGCGTTACAGAGGGAGTTATGACATTAGCTGACATCATTGAGGAAAAAATTATCTTGATGGACTATCACAACGCAAATAAAGAAAATTTTCAAGATTGGATGCGTGTTTTTGTTTATGGATACCTGTATGATGTGGCGTTTAATCGTGGTATTCGCCATGAAAGACAGCGTAGAAAAACCAAGCACAAAGCATTGACAGCATTTGATATTATCAGTTCCGAAGATGTTTCAGAGCTTTCTCATGAGCTAGGAATTAGTGAGGATAAACTAACATACGCAGTTATGGAAGTTATTTCTAAACGTAAGAATGGAGGCATGGCATGAGTATTTTATCAATTGAAGCAGAGCATGAGCTGACTCAATCAGTATTAAGCCATGTTGATAAGTTAGTTGAAGCAAGAGTTGAACAAAGTCGTGAGTTTCCCTATAAGAAAAAAGCTGATTTAAAACGTGAACTCTCAATTAATGAAGCTTATTATAAGAAGCTGGTTGTTGCTGGACTTCGTGAAGTTATCCTTGAAGAAGGAGATAAAACGGTTTGGGTCTCAAAGAAACAACTTGAGCAACTCATGGATCAATTGGCAGAGTAAGGGGGGATATGGAACTTTTGACCATTCGTCTAAATAAAATAGTAGCTAAAAAGCTGATGAAAGGGGCAGGAGAGACATTGATTTTGGAAAAAGAAGATTTCTATCAATATGTTTATCTTGTCCCTAATAATATGAGTTTTAGCGGTCATTTTGATTCAGTGCTTGATATCAGCGTGAGCCAACATTGGGAGATTTTCAACTTTCTAACCTCACAGTATCAAGAACTAGGCTATAAAAAAGTGCATTATAAACATCCAGCTCATCCATCAAATAAATTTATGAAGTTTCTTAATAAGCTGCAGCGTGATCAATCTGAAAAATTCGCTACAGTTTATCGACAAAATGCCTTTGAGAAATTCAAAGATGAAATCGTGATGCATCAGGGCTTCTTGAATAGTAAGAACATGATGAAGTTTATTATTTTAGGAAAGAAGCACGGATATAACTATAAATATCTCATGATGTGGGCTGTTTCAGAAATTGAAGCGACTTGTGACGGGACTCAGAAACAAGGCTTACTGGCTGATTTTATAAGTCTTGCGGATGAATATTTTGATGAAAAAGAAAGGGAGGTGTTGAGTGACTAATGTAGATGATGATTTTCAAACGATGATTGACAGCTATGAGGAAGAAAAAGCAAAAGCTGATAATAAAAAACAAGAAATAAAACCACCTCAGAGCGATAAAATCGTTAAAGTTAAATTTGAAGCTGAAAATTTCGCCGTCAATCAGTATGGTAAACCCAAAGTAAATTCTTTAAAAAACATACGAATCGCCATAGAAAATGACAACATTTTAAAAAACCAATTTGTGTTTAATTCTTTTACACAAGAAATAGAAATTAGAACCCCTTTCAAGTTAAGAGGAGTAGAGATTGAGAATGACGGGTTAAAAGAGGTTTATATTACGGCTATTCTTGAACATTTTGAAGAAAAATATGATGTTTTATTTGATAGTCGGCTTCTAGTCAATGTGATTAATAAAATTGCTTACGAAAATAAATACAATCCTGTTCAAGATTTCATGGAAGATTGTTACAAAAATTGGGATAAGGTCAAACGTGCAAGAAGTCTATTTCCTGATTATTTGGGGGCGAAAGAAAGTGATTTAACCGAACGAATGACCAAATTATTTTTTGTTGGGGCTGTCAGTAAGGTTTATTGTCCTTATGATAAGTTTGACTTTGTTTTGGATTTGGTAGGAGGCCAAGGCTCTGGGAAGACGACCTTTCTTACTAAAATGGGGCAAGGCTGGTACACAGATTCAATGAAAAATTTTGATGATAAAGACCAATTAGTTATGATGTTACGTGCTTTGATTGTGAATGATGATGAAATGGCAATCAGTAATAAAATACCCTTTGCGGATTTAAAGAAGTTTATCACTCAAACAGTTTTGTCTTTCAGGGCGCCCTATGGCACAAAGGTAGAAAATTATGCCAAAAACTTTGTTATTGCTCGAACAACTAACCATGAAGAATATCAAAAAGACAGAACAGGGGCAAGGCGATTTCTTCCCGTTCATTGTTCAAAAGAGTTACAAAAATATCATCCTGTTTCTGATTTAGATGATGCCACCGTCCGCCAAGTTTGGGGTGAGATGGTTCACTACTACAAGGAAGGGTTCAGCTTTAAACTCTCAGAGGAAGAAGAAAAGCAACTCAATTTAGAACGGTCAGATTATGAATATTTTGATGAACAAGAAGAATTACTTGAACAGTATCTTGAAATTCCTATTCCTACAGATTTTTATAAAGCACAAGGAAATAATACAAGAATGCACGAGCGGAGAGCCTATATTGGCTTTATTCTTCAATCCGGAGAAACTCCTAAGCATGAATTTAGAGGGGAAATCAAACCAAGAGAGTTTGTGACGGCTACTTATTTCTATTGGGAAGCAATGGGGATCGAGACGGGGAAAGGAACTGCTAAGATAGTTTCTAAGTTCAAGAACTCAATGAATAATAAGAAAGAATGGCAAAAAACTACTCGAAGAGGTAAAAGGGGTTATGGCAGAAAATAGGGTGCATTTAGTAATGCACCCAAAAGTTAAATGCACCCCGCAAATGCACCCCTTAAAAACTTATATTATATAAGGGTTTATAGATAGTAGGGGTGTAAGGGTGCATTTATATCTTAGTAAAATAATAGTTAGTGTTAATTATAAAAAGGGCTTGCTTATCAGGGACACATAGTAAAGTTTTCAAATTAAATGCACCCCATGAAAATATCGCTTTCAAAACTGTTCTAAGGTCTGGTATGACTGTATTTGTTGGGGGTGCATTACTAAATGCACCCATTAAATTAAATGCACCCCAAAAATAGGAGAAAAAAATGAGCATAATTAAATTACATGAACAAGAAGAAAATAATGAACCAAAAGAATTTAACAATACCATTAAACGTGTGTTAATGAACGCAAAAGAAGCGGTCTTTGAGCGTCAAGGAAGTATAGACGACTTAGCTGATACCCTAGCGGTTGAATTAGATGTTTTGGCTTACTTGCTAGACATTCCTGAAATTGGCTTCAGTCCATCAATCGTTGATAAAGAGTTGGCACTCAAAGCACAAATACAAGAACTCTACTCACTTAATGATTCAATGGTTACCTCTGACCCTAACCATATTCCAAGATATACAGACGGAACAATTATTACATTATCTGATTTAGTAGATATGAATGTACAAGCCTTAGATAATATCGCAGAGTTAATCGGCTTTGAATTAGAAGAATAAAAGTGAATAAAATTAGTTGTTTTAATTAATTTATAGAAACAGTGATTAACTCAATAAGTATAAGGGATTACAGGTTTTGGTTGTGTTTCCGATTTTAAGATATATTCACTAATAGAAATAGGAGAAAAAAACATGAATAACAGTTACCCCAAATTATGGTCAAGAATCATGACTCAAACAATCGCAGAGTTAAAAAGAAAAAAGAATCTGACTCGGCTAGACTTAAAACGTGGAGCATTGGCACTTGTAAAAGGCTTGAATGTACGAAATAAGAAAATCAATGCGGAAAGTGAAGCAGACTATATCAAAGCGGTTTGGGATAATTTCCAGCTTTATGAAATGGCCTTGTCAGTCATTGGGATGCTTACGCCTAAAGAAGTCATTGAAACATTCCCAATTTACAAAAGATATGATGGTCATAAATACGAGACAAAAGATTACTTTAGTGTACAAAAATCTTTAGCAGCTTATGACCTCAATCAACCCATCAACGCAGTGGATGATAAAGCTTTTGAATTTCTTTGGGATTACGACAATGATGATTTAGTAGAGTTCACGGTAGACTTCATGGGAGCTATGAGTCATATTAATCGCCTTGAGAAAGGTAAAGATTTATTTTCTCAATTTTTAGAGGAAACGCAAGGGATAAAATCTCGTGTGATTGAAATTAACGGGATTGAAGTCATTACTTTTGATCATGATAATGAATTAGATTAAATAAAAAAGGTTGCCCAAAAAGAAAGGAAAGATTATGAGAGCAAGGTCTCCAACAAAATCAGTTGTTTTAATTCAGTTATAAAAAGAGCGATTAACGCAATGAATAAAAGGAGTTACAGGCTTTATCTGTACTTCCGATGATAAGATATATTTACCAATAGAAAATAAGGAATCAATACAATGAATCAAACACTAAATACACTCAATGAGCTGTGGATTGAAGCAGGCGAAAAAGTAGAAAATTATAACGATAAAATCAATCAAATGCTCAAAAATGAAAACTTTTCAGCTCAAACCTTAGGAGATTTAACCGCGAAGAGAGATAATGCGCAAGCTCGTTGTGATGCACTTAGAAATCAAGTCGTCGAGGCACAAGCGACGCAAGTTGCTCATCTTCGCTCGAGCGGTCAACTTCCCTTAGGAAATGGAGAAAACCAAACGGATCAATCTTTTATTTCAGATTTCAAAGCCTTAATGAGAGGCGATTCTAAAATCACAAATCTAGTCACTTCCTCTAAAGATGAATCAGGCGAAGCGGCTGGCTTAACCATTCCCCAAGATCTAAAAACTTCCATTAATGTCTTAAAGCGCCAGTATGATGTGATGGAGCAATATGTCAATGTTGAAAATGTAACTACTGCCTCAGGTTCACGAGTTTATGAGAAATGGACAAATATTACCCCACTTACAAAATTAGATAGCGAAGATGAAACCATTGGGGCAAATGACGATCCAAATCTTAAGCTTGTTAAATATCAGATTGGGCGCTACGGAGGGATTACAACAGCGACCAACTCCCTACTTAAAGATAGTGCCGAAAACATTATGTCATGGTTGACGGGTTGGATTGCTAAGAAAGTCGTCGTTTCTCGTAATAAAGAAATCATCTCAGTCATGCAAGCAGCTCCTAAAAAACCAGCGCTCTCTACTTTTGATGATATTATCACTATGATTAATACGGCAGTCGATCCAGCAATTAAAGCAACTTCTATTTTAATTACCAACACGAGCGGACTCAACCAACTTACTTTAGTTAAAGATGCGCTAGGGAATTATTTGTTACAACCTGACCCCGTTCAACCTGATCGCTATTTAATCAAAGGAAAACGAGTGGTTGAAATCAGCGATTATTGGCTCCCAAGTGCTGGAGAAGCAAGCAGTCCGCTTTATCCGCTCTATTATGGCGACTTTAAACAAGCCATGACTTTATTTGACCGTGAAAACCTGTCATTACTTCCAACAAATATTGGTGCTGGTGCATTTGAAACTGATACGACTAAAATTCGTGTGATTGACCGCTTTGATGTTCAGCTTACGGATACAGAAGCTTTTGTGGCAGGTTCATTTACAGCGATCTCAGATCAAAAAGGAAATATCAATACTGCAGCTACACCTACACCTACAACTACCAACTAATCATAAGGAGAAATAATAATGGACATTCGTCATATTGAAGAAAAAACAAAAGAATTAAAAGTACAATCGCTTCCTCTGGTTCAAGCCGTTGAAAAAACCCAAGCCTTAGTCAATGAGTTAAGCACAAAACTTGAGAATATGAAAGTAGATAAACAACAGCCAGATATTGATGCGACTCTTGCACAAATGGCTAAAGAACGAGATGCTCGTATTTTACTTGATGAACTGAAGGAACATCTTACCAAGCAAAAAGAAGCGCTTCATCAATTTTGGAATAATAAAGAAACCAATTATACCATTAAAACTGAGGCTAATCGCTCACAAGAATACTTGAGTCCAACAGAATCTCAATTGATTGAGGGATTAATTGATAACTCTTTAAAACGAAAATTAAAAGCTTATGGTAAAGAAGTGGAAGAAGTTCGAAATAAAGCCATTGAGATTGTGAACTATTTGAAAGAAAACAATTATGATCAATCCGTTGGTAATGCCCTCCATCCGTTAGTTGAAGCCAAAAACTTTTATTACTTTAGAATGGCTCAGTTGATTAGTTCTACATTTCAACATGAATTGATGGAATATTTGCTTGAGGAGGGGCTGATTACAAACTATCCTGGCTATTATACCCCACGCCGATAAGTAGGGGAGGCACTTAAATAGAGCCTTTAATATGGTATAATAGAACTATCATAAGTCCCAGAGATGGGCAGTGGTATAATAGTACAGGAAAGTATCTCTAATTGTGGAGGTACTTTTTTGTTTAAGAGGGATAACATGATGAATGAAGTTAAATTCAATATTAGGCTTTATTTTACGGGCGGGATGAAACGCTTAACGGATAGGATAGACAGCACAGACAACCTCACACCACAGCGCATTGTATTGAATGCAATGACAGAGCTGTTTGATTCATTGAGTGAGGATGAGATAGAGATGATCAGGCTTAGGTACATGAAAGGATTAACACTATCAGAAGTCGCAAGTCGTTACTCGATAAGTGAACGTACTGTTAGAAATCATACCAATCCAACCGTTAAGCAAGTGAAAGAAATTATATCTAAAGCTAAAGTTTTAAATAAGGAACCTTAG